AGCATAACCTAGAACAAAGTGGCGAAGTAAAAGAACAAACATACGGTAAACAGTTCGGGCAATGGAATGGAACTTCATTTGAGTACGATCTAAATTCAGCAGGAACTTTAAGAGTAGGTACAAAGCAAAAAGATAAAGGAGTTATTTACACAAGCTACATTACACAATCAATGCAACGTTGGCTATGTGAATTATATAAATCACCAAGACATTACTTAATTGACGTTGATGGTGTAGTGGATTCAATTAAAATCACTACTAATCAATTCAGTTTCCAACAAGACAGATTCGAAGAGTTAATTTCTGAATCAGTAGCTTTTGAATATACGAACGCACATAACGGTATTTCATTATGACGGATGAATTAATCTCAAACGGGTATAGTTTAGATATATCTGACACTATACCCATCCCTGTAAGCTATGCAATAGCAGACGTTAAAGAACCAAGCAAGCGTAAAAAGTCTTATTCGAAAGAAATTACGCTACCTGCAACTATGAATAATAACGCTTTCTTTGCAGGTTCATTCAGATTAACCTCAAATGATAGTATAGTAAACTTTGACGCTACTGCAAAAGCTGATATTGTACTTAAAAAACGTGGTGTAGTTGTACTAAAAGGACTGATTAAACTAAATTCTGTTGTAATAAACGATGGAATACCAAGCTATAAATGTCAAATATTCTCAGAATCAGTAGATATTTTTCTATTGTTACAGAATATTATGGTAAGTGAGTTGGATTGGAGTACGTATAATCACACTTTAAACCGTACAAACATCAAAAATTCATGGACTGCAACGGCAGGAAGTGGATATTATTACCCATTAATTGACAGAAGACCTCGTTTAGGTGCTACAATTTGGAATACTACCGACTTAGTACCGTATGTTTATGTGCGTGAAACCTTGCTTAAGTGCTTTGAATTAGTTGGATTGACTTGGGATTCTGATTTTTTAGATAGTTCACAGTTCAAAAATATACTGTTTGGATATGGTGGCGGTGAGATTAAAACCATTGCACCAGCTGATGTTGAAAATAGACGCATTGAATTAACAAATGGAACGTTTGACGCTACTGCGATTTATAGTGCTACCGAGTTACTTGGTAATGGAATCAGGCTTTTAATTTGGTTGCCTATTCTAAATGCGTTTAGTTCATCTACTTCTACCTTTACTGAGGTTACAGATAATTACAGTCAACATGATAACGGTACTATCACCGTACAACGTTCAGGACGTTATCAAATGACAATAGGCTTAGAATTAGATTATACAATTACAACACCAAGCGGTACAATAGACAACTATAAAGGATTAAAACTAAACATAAACAAAAACGGTGTAGTCGCTACGGTTGCAACGGATGGGAATTTAGTTTATACTTCAATGACAGGTACAATCATTTTAGATTCTACTTTTGAATTGGAATGTCAATCAGGCGATGTAATAGATTTTACTTTTGACACAGGGCAATTAACGCTTTTAGATAACACAGATACAAGTGCGACTTTAACACTTACAGAATCAAGCCCAATTACAATTGACTTTGTAAGTATTGATACGAATGCAACGGATGGTGATACTATTTTGTTAAGTCGTTTCTTACCTTCTATGAAGTGTAGCGATTTTATGTTAAACTGTATTCGTCAATTTAATTTGTACATATCAGACCCTTCAGAAAGTGGCGTATGTAAGATTGAACCGTTAAGCGATTACTACCAACAAACAAGTGTATTCACAGATATTACAGATATTGTTGATAACGATAAAGAAATTCAGATTCGACCAAGTGCAAATGAGTTTAAAAAGAATATTTTATTTCAATTTAAGAAACAAAGCCACTACGATTTTGAGCAATACTTTAATAAGTGGCAGGTTGAATACAACAACTTAAACCAAGTTCAAGGTAGTTACTATGCTAAAGGTGATTACAAAGTCGATTTAACGTGGGCTACAATTATACCTTATGAAGTATCAACAGGAATTTTAGTACCTCGATTTATTAAGATTGAAAACAACACGGTTAAAATGAATCAAGGGGATCCAATTATCTGTTTCCGTAATGGAAGTAAAACGGGTTCATGGACTTTTAAAGATACGGTTGGAACAGGTCAAGAAGTACTAACTACTTATCCTTGTATTCATCATTTCAATAATTGGAATACACCTACATTTGATTTATCTTTTCAGCTTACAAACGAATTGTATTATGTAGCAAATAAGATAACGACTAACAACTGTTACAGTACGTACTACTTTGATTTTGTTAATGAAATGACAAACAGAGCAGGACAAATTGTAAAGTTATACGTATATTGGAAAGCACTTGATGTAAGGAATTTAGACTTTAGTAAATTCTTAATGGTGAACGGTGCATTATTTCGATTGAATGAAGTAAATGAATTTGCACCCGAATCAGAAGATAGCACGCAGATCGAATTGATTAAAGTATTAAAGGCAAAGAAAAAGAATAGACAAAATTTAACAATACCAAGAATAGCACCTGTTAGTGTTGGAATGGCTAGCAGTCCTGTTGGTGTTGGAATAGATACAGGAGTTTCAAGCGGTGGAAAAGATACCGTTTTAATTTATAGTAATTTAAGTAAAGGATAAAAATATGTGTCAAGATAAATTTGAAAGAAGACAGATTAAAATGGGTTCAGGAGTTCCTACAATTCCTGCAAGTACTGACCACCGTAATGGCGATTGGATAGCTACCGATATTTACGATGGTGAATTTTACATGGACACTGATACGGGGTTGACTTATACGAGGAATGGTAGTATAATTCAAATGTCAGATGGACGTAAAGCGCAGTCTATTTGGAAAGCGTTAATAACACAAACAGGAACAAGCGCACCATCTTTAACTGTTATTGAAAACTCTTTAGGTATAACAGCCACACCCAACTATTTAGGTGTAGGCGGTTATACTATTTCAGGGTTTGCGGGTAATTTGGTTGCGCCTTTAGAAGTTCACGCTAACCTACCATTAGGAAGTTTAGATAATCAATGTGGTTTCGGTATATTAGACGCTAATACATTATTTCTTGATTCTCAATATTTGGGTGCTTCTGCAAATGGTGTTTTAGTTGCAGGTTGTTCAATTACTGTTATAAAATATTAACGTACAAATTTAATCGAATCACCATTGGAAACCCACAACATACTATTTTTTTTGATGTCAACATCTATAAAAGTGTTGTTTATTACAATTGTATGTTTGTCTACAATCATATACTTATCGCTCCAAGGATTCGAAACGCTATCTTTTGTAATGGTAACCGCTTGTTCATTTGATGGAACGTTAAACCAAACACTTTGGTCATGTAATTTGATTTCTTTCATTTGCCATGTACCTTGTATTTTATTTTCAAATTTGAATTTTCTACAAGATGCCAAAGCAATAACTGATAATAACAATACCTTTTTCATAATTAATTTATTTGTTTATAATACAAACGTATTAAATAATTCAATACAAAACACATGGCAGAAGAAATAATTTTTAAGACCTCAGTCGACACGGGTACAACTGCAAACGATTTACAAGCAATTGATAAGGAATTAAAGAACATTGATGGCACTACTAAGAATACTAGTAATGACTTAAATAAAACCTTTGATGACCTTAATAAACGTGTTGAAAGTGGTACGATGTCAATGCGTGAAAGTACGCAAGCTATTAAGCAATACCAAACAATCGCACTACAAGCAGGTCGAGAAAGTCCAATAGGTAAAGAAGCGTTACAACGTGCGGGGGAATTAAAAGATAAGTTAGGCGACTTAAAGACTGAGATTAATAACCTCGGTACTGATGGTGCTAGAATGAAAGCGGCACTTCAATTAGGTTCTACAATAACAGCGGGTTACGGTGCGTTAACGGGAGTTCAAGCGTTATTAGGTCAAGAGAATGAAAACCTTACTAAATCACTTGTTAAGTTGCAAGCCGTTCAAGCTGTTTTGGCATCACTTGAAGAAATACGTGGGGCTTTAGAAAAGGAATCATTCTTGATGCAAAAGGCTAAGACTTTACAAACTTGGTTACTTACAACGGCAACAGGTGCTTATGCTACGGTGGTTGGTACGTCAACAGGTGCAATGAAGTTATTTAAGATTGCCTTAGCGTCAACAGGTATTGGTTTGTTTATTGTTGCTTTAGGTGCAGTAGTAGCGAACTTTGATAAACTGAAAACTAAAGCCACAGAAGTTAGTGCTAAGTTTCAAGATGCTTACAAGTCATTTGCTAATAAATACCCAGAAGCAAGTAAGGTAATTAAGACAGCTTTAGAGGTTGCGTTTTTTCCAATTACGATTACTATTAAATCGTTGCAAAAGTTATACGATCTATTTACAGGTACAACAGAAGCAAGTAGAAAAGCAAGTGCAGTACAAGCTGAAAACCATGAAAAGCATATTCGCCAATTAGATGAAGAAGCAAAAGCACGTGAAGAAAATATTAAAGGCATTGATAGAAAAATTGCGTTACTAGAAGCTGAAGGGAAAAGTACTATTGCATTGCGTGAAGAAAAAATCAAACTTCAAAAGCAAGAAGCAGAAGCAAACGTAGCATTTGCGAAGTACATGAAAGGTCGAATGCAAGGAAACGAAATATTTGAACAATCGTTTCAAGATATGGTTTCAGCGGCTGAGGATTCACTTAATACGATTGAAGTAGCAGAAGCAAAACTTAATCAGGAAAAGAAAGACCTTGCTAAAGAAAGAAGCGATGAAGCAAAAGCAGAAGCGGATAAAGCAATCGAAATTCAAAAGGATAAAAACCAACAAGAACTAGATGCTTATAAATCTAAGCAAGATGCTGAACGTCAAATGTTATTAGACGAAGAAGCGTGGAAAGCTGAACAAGAAACACTAGCAAAAGAAGCACAAGCATTAAAGGACGAACAAGCACAACAATTACAATGGGATAAAGAAGCCGCAGACGCTTTAATACTTAGTAACCGAATCAAATCAGAACAAGAAACAAACGCTCAAATACTAGAAGACCATAGAAAGCTAAACGATGCAAAAGTTCAGATTGCACAAATGGGTGCTAAGTCTTTAAATGATTTAGCCGAGGGTGTGTTCGCAGTTGCTAATCGTTTTGGGGCACAAGATGAAAAGAGTAAAGACCAAAGAGCAAGACGACAATTCAAAGTTGCTAAGGCTTTAAGTTTAGCTACTGCAACTATTGATGGTATTCAGACAACTATTGCCGCATTTAGAAACGGTATGCAAAACCCTATCCCATTATTAGGTCCTGCAACTGCGGCGGTGTATGCAGGTGCGGCGGCTATTACTTCATCGGCTAACATTGCTAAAATTGCTAGTACTCAGTACGGTGGTGGTGGTGGTGGTGTAGGTAGTGCTGGAGGTGGTTCAGTTAGCCCACCAACAACAGCACCTAACATTCCAAATCCACAACTTGCAAACGCTCAAACAACTTTAACAAGTGGAATAGGAAATGAAGCACCTAAATCAAATGCAGGAAAAGTCTTTGTAGTTGATTCAGAAATCACAGCAAAACAAAACCAAACAGCTAATACATTAAGTATTGCTACGGTCGGATAATTTACAAATGTTATATTAATATAGATATGTTACCATTTTTCAAAATAGTAGTTAACGAAAATGACGAAACGGGAATTGATTTTAATTCCTTTGTCGATGCTCCTGCTCACATGAAAGCCTTTATTGCTTTCGGTAAAAACCAAGTACGTTACGAATTTAACGAAGAAAAAAGAATTGTTACAGGTGTAATGATTTCGGCAGGTACTCCAATATACAGAAATTCGCCTGACATGGGCGAGCATTATGTTGTATTTGATGCACCAACGATTGACCTTATACGTAGAAAATTCTTTAAAAACGGATTTATTCAAAACGTAAACAAACAACACAATTCCAAAGACGTAATAAAAGGTGCTACGTTAATTGATTCTTACATAGTTTCAAATAGCGACCCGAAACTTCCAAACGTTCCTGAAGCATTTAAACAAATGAATCTGCAAGATGGCAGTTGGATTGCTTCGTATTACGTTGAAGATAATGTGTTGTGGGACGATGTGAAAAGCGGCAAGTTCGTTGGCTTCTCTGTTGAAGGATGGTTCGAAAAAAAACAAATTAAAGTTAAAACAAAGATGAGTAAACAAGACAAATCGCTTTTGCAAATCATGAAGGATATGTTTAATGACAATCCTGAGGTTGCAACAACAGAAGAAGTTACGTTTTCTGAAGCTACTACCGCTGAAGGTACAGTTGTGTTTTACGAAGGTGAATTAGCAGAAGGCACTTTACTAACAATCGAGTTAGATGGTGTTAAAGTTCCTGCACCTGAAGGAGAGCATCAATTGACACTAGAAGATGGTACGGTGAAAGTTGTAACGTTGGATGGTACAGGTGCAATTGTTTCTATTGTAGATGCAATGGAAGAAGCTACTGAAGAAGTACCAACAGAATTAAGCGCAGAAGTTGCGGAAGTATTAGCAAAAACAATTAAAGGTGTTGATGCTAAGTTCGCAGAATTTGAAGCTAAGTTCACAGCAATTACAAAAGAAAACGAAACACTAAAAGCGGAAATCGAAACTTTCAAATCTTCAGGAAAGTTCGGTGCAAATCCTAAGAAAGTTGAAGAGCAAAAAACAAAAAGTTATAAAGACTTACTAAAAGAAACAAAATGAAAAAACTAGATCAAATTGTAAAAGACCGATTTGCTTATGATGTGTCAGGTTTAGCATCATACACAGATGAGCAATCAACTAATATGTTAACTGACTTGGTTTACAATGCAGGGTTAACATCACGTATTTCTGTAATGGAAGGCGTAAAAGGTTCAGAGAAAATTAAATTGTTGGAATCAGCACCAGTTGTACAGGCGGCTTCATCTTGTGGATGGAATGCTTCAGGTGGTATTGTTTTGACTAACGAAACTTTAACTACTGAGCGTGTTAAAATTCAAGAAGAGTATTGTAATGAAGACTTGAATGGAACTTGGGCGCAGTTGATGAATGCGGCAGGTGCTAATCGTCAAGACCAAGAAGCTCCATTCTCTGACATCATGGCATCTTACTACGTTAAGAAAGCGGCTAAAGCTAACCAAGATTTGATGTTCAAAGGTGATACAACATCTTTAGTTCCTTCATTAGCACACTACGATGGATTTATTAAATTGTGGGATGCTGATGCGGGTTTAATTACATACACTTCAACTGAAACAGCTTTAGATAATACAAACGCATTGGATGTTGCATTAGGATTGTACAATACTATTGACCCTGTATTATTTGATAACGGTGTTAACGTTGAAATTATCGTAGGTCGTGAAACATTCAGAAAAATCATTGAGCAAAACTACAACGATAACAACTACAACTACACAATTTCAGAAGAGGCAGGAGTTGAACCTTCATTCATTTTACCAACTACTAACATTCGTGTTCGTGCTTATTCTCAATTGAATGGTACTTCTAAAATGTATGCGGTACCTTACGATTATATGTTCTTTGGTACAGATTTGGAAGGTGATTTCGAAGGGTTTGAGTTTAAATACAATGAGAATGACGAAAAATTACGCTTCGGTGTAAAATGGCGTTCAGGTGTTTCTTATGTATTCCCTCAATACTTCACTAAATTAGCATTAGCTACATCTTAATTTTATAGAATATGTGTGAGTTAACTTCAGGATATAATGCGTTGTGCGACACTCAAGGTGGTGTTGAAACGTGGTACTTGTTCGCTACTAAAGATAGCACAGGTACAAGTAATATTGATACGCTCACGATCGCAAATGGTCAAGTTTCTGCATTAACATTAGTAACGGGTAAGTACGCTTATCCGTTCAATGTTGAAATGGAAACATCGACTTTTACAGACAAGGCAGTAGGTGATAGAGCAAATAAAGCGTATGCACGTGAACAATCAGCAACGATTGTAGCGCACGGTAATACAGCCGAAATGATTACTATGATTGAACAACTTTGTCAAGGTCGTGTTAGTGCAATTGCAAAATGTAACGATGGAACGTATGAGTTGTTATTCGCTGAGAACGGTGCTAAGGTATTAGACGAGCGTGCAGTAGGTACAAAATACGAAGACATGAATGGTAACACATTGACGTTAACAGGTAAAGAGAAATTAAAAGCTTGTAAAATTTCTTCAGCTATTGTTGATGCATTGTTAGAACCAGCATCTTAAATAATTTAGGGAGTTGAAATACACTCCCTTTATTTTTCTAACTATGGAAAAAATATTTGTCAAAGGTTTAGGACTTATTGAAAACAATAAGGAAAACAAACCGCTATTAATTAAAAAAGGTTTAATCGAAGATGATACTATTAAGACAAGGGCAATCAAACCCAATAGCGTTAACGTTAAGCGAGTTAAGCCAAAGCGAACTACCAAGTAATTGGCTATTCGTTTTTACATTAGAGCAATCTAGTGAATATCAATACAAATTATATTTAACTGATGTATCACAATCGGTTAATAGTTACAACCTTTTTACACTTATAGAAGGTACAGATGTAACATTTCGTTCAATAGGCGACTATGAATATCAAGTTTATCAAATGCCAAACGGTGGCAGTACAGATGAAACACTAGGTCATCTAGTAGAAATCGGTAAGATGCGACTAATTGAACCAACAGAAGAGGAAATTCCTACATTTAATGTAGATACAAATACAGATATTTATGATTCGAACGCTATTTCGTGAAGCTAATAAGCCTGAACCTACTGAGAAAATAGACAAATCGGGCTATGTAAAGTGGGGTGAAGATAATTTATACCCTCAATTCCTTGTGGGAATAGCTTATGATAACCCTATTCACGGTGGAATTATCAACCAAAAGGTTACTTTTATGACCGCAGGTGGGGTAATTATCGAAGGTGATGAGCAAAATGTACAATTTGCACACGGTGAAACGCTACAAAGTACGGTAGAAAGTGTTATTCGTGACTTTGAAATCGGAGAAACTTACTCACTAATCTTTAAAAAATCGTTATCAAGTGGTAAATGGTACGCCGAAAACGTCGATTTTGAGTTAATTCGCGCTACTGAAAACCTTGTTTTCTTTGATTATTCGGACGATTGGAGTAAATCAAGACAAGGAAAAGAGACGAATTACCGTAAAATTAAGTCTATTCACTATGTAACACCTGAAGATACTGAGTGTATTTTAACAAATGTTACAAGACCAAAGCAAAGATTCCACGGCGAAGGTAAGAAAACACTTACTTCAAACTACTATCCTGTACCAACTTATTCAGGTGCTATTACTTCTATACTTGCAGGAATTGAGCAAGACTATTTCACCTATTCAGAGGTAGTCAATTCTTACAAAGGCGGTACATTAATTAACCTTGCAAATGGAGTTCCTGAAACGGTAGCAGAAGAAGATAAAATTATACGTAGAGTTAAGGGTGAAGCATCTAAAAAAGAAACACAAGGTGGTTTGACAATTACTTTTTCTGACGGTCAAGATTCAGCACCAACAGTTCAACAGATTAATGGAAACGATCTAGATAAAAGATACTTAGAATCAAACAAAGAAATTACTAAAAAGATAATGATGGCACATAGCGTTATTAGTGCTGAATTGTTTGGTTTAGTTTCTGATTCTTTATTCGGTTCAAAAGAGCAATTAGAAATATCTTACAAATTGTTCCAAGAAAACTACGTTAAAAAACGTCAAGCAATTGTAGCGGATTCTTTAACGTGGGCATTCAAAAGATTAAACAGTTTTGCAGGTAAAATTATATTCAATGATTACGTTCTTAACTTAGAGAAAAACGTTTCAACAGATAATGCGGTTTCAAATGCGATTAATGGAATGTCTCCACTTGTTGCAAATAAATTATTGAACGTATTAACTACAAACGAAATTCGTGCGTTGGCAAGATTACAACCTATCGAAGGTGGTGATGTTGTACCGACTGCAACGCCTACTGTTTTATCACAAGAAAAAATGTCAGAAGAAATAGACGTTGTTTCAATGTTTGAAAAATGCGGTGTACTTAAAGACGAATACACTATTTTAAATTCACGTGCTTACGATTCATTTGAAGACAACGAAGAAAGTTTTAAGAATGAGTTTATCTTGGGAAAATTCGCTTTTGAATTAACCGACATTGATAGACAGATTCTACAAATGATTGACAATGGAGAAAGTTTTGATTCTATTTCTAAAGCAATTGGCAAAGGTGGTGTTTTTATTTCACAGCGTTTACTTGCTTTAGGTGAAAACGGATTCGTAAATGATTGGGAAGTTACAGATAAAGGTAAAAAAGCGAGTGTACCTGCAACTGAATTAGAAGTGCGTTATTCTTATGAGTTACGTTCGAATGCACCTGACTTAGTAGCAGGTGGTTCTAGTCGTCCGTTTTGTGAGAGAATGGTTAGCTTACCAAGACTTTACACACGTGATGAAATAAATAAGATTTCAAGCGCAATTGGTCGTGATGTATGGACGTTTAGAGGTGGTTGGTATCATAATCCTGAAACCGATATTAATACTCCTTCGTGTCGCCACCAGTTCCAACAGCACATCACCGTTAAAAAGAAATGAGCCAAAGAAGATACATACAAGATAAACTAACTAGCGGTAGTAATATAAAGACTATCAATGGTTCGACTATTCTTGGTAGTGGTGATATCTTTCTTGGTGGTAGTGGATTGGATAGTGGTGATGTTGTATTCGTTGCTAGTGTTTCAGATTTACCTACCGCAGTAAGTGGTGTTATTACTTTAGCTGATAACGTTACTTACTTCATAACGTCTATTGTTGACTTAAATGGAAGTCGTTTAGTTGGTGGCGTGAATACTACTATTATCGGTGGTAGTTCTGAAAATTGCCGTATTAAATCAACAGGTTTAACAGGTACGGCTTTAATAACTTCTAACTATTCTTTGCCTATTCGAAACATAACAATTGAGGCAAACGTAGCATTGAACTTAGATGGTGATGGAACTACAACGGCATTAGATTGGTTTGGTGTAAACTTTACGGATTGCCCAACGGTTGGTACAATTAAAGACTATTCAAACTTCATCATGGCTGATAGTGCCTTTTTGAATAGTGGCGGTTTAACATTTGATGGAACTATCGGAACTATTGGATTTTCTCAATGCTTATTTGATAACTATTCAGGAACTACAGCTTTAACTATTGCTTCGATTTGTACTGTTTCAAGACGTTTTAGAATCATTTACAGTTCATTCGTTACATTGAGTGGTGAAACATCGTTAAACGTTTCTACAAGTGCTACAATCCCCGTAGAAAGTTACATATTAGATACTGTGAATTTTGGTGGTGGCGGTACTTATAACACAGGAGTTCAGTACACAGATAACAAAGCGTTATTTGTAAACTGTAAAGGCATTAATAATTCAGCAGAATTGGCTAATTATTATATGTTGAACAATACGACTGTAACAAATGTTATTTCAAGTGCAACACCATTAAAGATAGCAGGAACTACTACTGCAAATAGTATCAATCAAAAGTTTACACATACTAATAATAGAGCGACTTATGTAGGTGCGATTACTAGAAGTTTTAAAGTTACAACAACTATTTCTGTAACATCGACTTCTGCAAATGACCAAGTTGGTTTTTATGTTGCAAAGAATGGTGCTGTAATAACTAATTCAGAAATGTATGTATCTACTAACTCAACTTCACGTGCCGAATCAGTAACAGTTCATACAATCGTTTCTTTAGCCACAAATGACTACATAGAAATGTGGACAGAAAACAACACAGACGCATCGGACGTGACTATAACTTATATGAATGTAATAATTGAAGCATTAAATTAATAAACCATGAACGCAAATTTAATAACAACAACAAAGGTTAAAGATATCAGCTACATTGATAAGAATGTAGAAGATAGTATTTTGAAGATTACAATTCAAAGAGTTCAAGATAATATTATTCAACCTATTATTGGTACAAGTTTATACAAAAGACTTTTAGCAGGTATTACTGCAAACGATCTAAATTCAGATGAACAAACTTTATTGAATGATTATATCGCACCTTGCATTGCTTCAGCTTGTGATTATAAGATTATCTATCCAAATATTTACAAGACACGAAATAAAACAGTTGGTGCAAATCGTGATGAAATAATGACGAACGCTGGAACTTCTGAAGCTACTGAATTACGCAATGAATACCGCAAAGATTTTGAACCTTACAGATTAGCGTTAATTGGATTCTTGAAAGATAATGAAACGTTATATCCTGAGTATTATAATTGGGTATGTTCATTTGAAAATATTGCACCCGACAAAGGTAGAACGAAAACAAACATTCGATTTATATGAAGTTAAGCGTTAACCAACTTAGGCTAGAATTAGCGGATATTCAAAGTTCTCACTTGATGTTACATACATTCTTTTGGGGTGACTTTGCACGTGCAGTAAACGAAGAAACTATTAATTATCCTTTAATGGCTTCTTACTATCCAAGTGCTTCAATCTTAGATAATCAAACATCAATACCGATTACTATTGTTTTAGCTGATAAAATTTATACAGACTATTCAAATTTGAATGATGTTGAAAGTGATACATTGCAATATTGTAGACACATATTCAATATTATGAATAAATCAAAACGTTGGCAATTATTGGGGCGTGTTGAATCATGTAGTGTTACTAAGTTTATCGAAAGTCAAGCAGATATTTGTGCAGGTCATATAATGACAGTAAATTTCATGCTTAGAGATTCAAACTCTATTTGTGATTTACCTATGAGCGGTTACGATTTCGACCAAGTAATCGGTTCAAGTTGTTTGCCTGTACAGATTTATCGTAACGGTGTATTAGTTGATACAGTAGAAAGCGGTGGTGTATATTCTTATACTACTGATGCCTTTACTTATACGATTAAAAACACAGCGTTAACTACTTTGTATAGTGGCAATGTTACAGCAAATTTAGACGTAACTATTCAAAACTCCACAGTATCAAACTCAGACGCTACATACTCAGCTAACATTGTTGCGGAAGGTAGTTTGACATTACCCGACATGAATGTAAACGTAAAAAACAGTTTAGCAACAACAGTAAATACAGGTGCATATCCTAGCGTTAAAGATATTGACATTTCAGCACCTGATGCAACTATAAACATAAACAAAACAGGCGGCGGTTTAATAAATAGTCAAAACATACCAAGCGGAACTACTGCGAACTATTCAGTAGCAGACAACGCTATAACAGTAAACGGTACAAATGACTTTACAATTGATGCAACTGCACCGTTAAACATTGTATTAACAGATGGCACTTCGACTGTAACACCAACTTCTGTAACACCAAACGCAGGATTGAATAAGGTTGATATTGTATTACCTGCTAGTGCTACAATTCCCGTAGGTGCTAAACTTATGAAAACAGGACAAACTACAAGTTACGCAACAAATGACGACGGAGATTTAGAAATAGGTAGGCTTGTAAATTTCACTACTTTAAACGCTAACAATCCATTCGGAAATACAAATAGATTTACAAGCGAAGTAGGAACGCAAACATATACAAACGGAATTGTAATTGATTGGAGTACATACGATGGATCGACTGTTTTAGGATGGTATAAAGGTGCTTTTCCTCTTGAAACATGGACTAATGCTTTAACAAATGCAACAGCTTTAAGTGTAGGTGGCTTTAATACATGGCGCATTCCAAATGTTGGTGAAGCATTTTCTATTTTAAATTATGGCGCTTCTACTTCATGGAATTATTCACCCTTTAGTATAACAAGTTTATCAGTTGTATGGACATCTACAAGTTACGCTTCATCAACATCTTCTGCAATTGTTTCTTGGAGCGACCACAGAATAGATGCGAGAGGTAAAACAAGTACATCTTTTTCTTTTAGATGCCGTACATTCACAGTAACAGGAACAACATTATCTTAATATGAAAATAAAACTAGAAAACTTTTCCGCTACAATAGACATTGAAAGCGTTGAAATACAAAATGTAAATGATAACATTAAAGCTAAAACGGCTAGTGTTGATTTAATAATTAATGCTAAATTTGGCGTTACATTAAATGGCTTCACTTATTTTTCTACTTGGGAAGATAGCGAAGTCTTAGAATGGGCAAATACAGAATTAATCAAATATCAAATAAAATGAAAAAATTAATATTACGTTACCAAGTTTTAGATGAAAACAACACGACAGAAAGTGCAGGAGAAATGGCATTGGAATTATCTTCAACAGTTGATGAGATTATCGAATTTGAAACTACTGTTGACATTACTACTAAGTTTGAACATTTGGGCGTAAAACCTAAAAACATTGCGTAATAGATATTAGTTATGAGTCTAGAAACCACATTAAAAGCTATAAAAGACTACGGAATTACGGGGGTGTTAGTCGTTTGGTTGTTTATTACGAATAACCGCCTTACAATTGTTGAGGGTAAATTGTTCGATTGCTATATGACAAAACACGTAAGCGTTGGAACTACTGAAAATGTGCTACTAATTCCCGAATTTTTGGCAATACTACCTAGCAATCCTGTGGGTAAGATTGAAAAAGGTATATGTAATAACGTATAAAATTAACGAAATGAATAATATTATATTCAAAAGCATATAAAAAACTGCAAAATGTATAGTATATTATTTAAAATTATTACATTTAACCGTTCATTAGTCAAATCGTTTAGGTTGTTAAGCCCCATTTATTTTTGTAAGTGGGGTTTTTTAATTATGTTTGTTTAATGAAAAATATTATAATTCAAATAATTAACGATACACTCAAAAAAGAGGGTAAGTTTAGCAGAACTAGTTTAACGATGTTTTCTGCATGGTTTGTAAGTTTAGTAATGTCTACCATTGATTTTGCATTTAACGGCCTTAGATTCGATGTATGGTGTGTTTTAGTAGGTGTTGCACTTGGTTCTAAAATAACAGATTCATTTAGCAAGAAAATTGAAAAATAAGTTTATATTTGCCTAAACGAAAAATAGATTATGTCAAGAATATACCAACTCCTAACAATCCTAATAGTATCTACACTATCAATTGTAGTTCTACTATCATTTGCTTCGTGTAGCGATGCTAAACAAGCGCAAAAAGGCTATAATAAGTTTATTAAGCATGGTGGTAAGATTGAATACAAACGTGATACTGTAATTATAACCGATACAATCAAAGGAATTGATGGTAAAGATTCAATAGTTTACCGAAATGTAGAATGTATTTGTCCTGAAATTGAATTACCTAAAACACGTTGGCAAACTAGAATTGAATATCGTTACAAAACAAAAGTAGAAAAGGCTAAAATTAAATGGCAAACGAAATACAAGATTAAGTATGTTAAGCAAACGAATAAACAAGATAGTAAAGCGTTTAAATGGTATCACTATTTACTGTTAGTTGTTGCTTTCGTTTTAGGTGCTTATCTTCGTGGAGTTATAGCAAGTTTATTTTATATAATTAAAAAGTGATAATATGGAAGGAAAATATTTAATAACAACTGACGCTTGGTTTATCGCTCCTGATGGCAAAAGTTATAACTCAGTATGGGGTAATATTGAAATTGTAAACGATTCAATTTTAGGAATAAAAACAAATGCAAGAAGTACGAATTGGTTTGCTAAAATTGGAAGCGAAGAAAAGTATGTAATTGTTGCTGGGTGTCAAATTCACTATGCCGTTAAATGTGAATCAAAACCAAATACGGATGATGTGGAAGATTGGAATGTTGACGCTTCTAATTACCTTGAATTTAAAAGACCTACAAAAATTTATATAGCTGAATAATATTAAACTTAAAGACATAACAGATGAATTTAGAAACATACATTAATTTTACGAAGCGTTGGGAAGGTGGACTTTCTAGAGACACAAACGATTCAGCAAGTTCTTATCCATGCCCAACACCGTATCAAGGTAAAAGCGGTTATCATACAAATATTGGAATTACCTATAAAGTTTGGGTTTCAGTATTCGGTAAAAACAACGATTCTCGATTCTTTGCAATGAATAATGAAGATTGGTTTAAAGTATTCAAATCGCTTTATTGGGATAGCGTAAAAGGAGACGACTACAAGTGTTTTAGCATTGCAGTAGTAGTAACAGGTATGGCTTGGGGTTCGGGTGCTTCACGTGCAGGAATTACACTACAACAAGCTATTAACAATTGTGGCGGTAATGTAACTGTTGATGGTAAAATCGGAATGAAAACAGTAGCAGGTGCAAATGCTATAAATGACCTAAAACTATTCAATGAATTGATACGATTAAGAAAGCAATTCTTTTTAGCAATATCTGAAGCTGGAACTAAAAACGCTAAATTCAGAAAAGGTTGGTTAAATAGACTTGCCGATTATGAAAAAACTTTCAAGCCTGCATAAGTAGGCTTTTTTTATTTAACTAAATTGAAACCATGAAGAAAAACAACCGCTTCCGATTAAAACAAGATGAAATTGAAGTACTAAACCAATATAGAGCAATTAAAAACGCATCAGATGAAATTGGTGTAAATGATAAAGACGTAAAACATGGGTGGCTAAAATCTAAAGATGCTTCTTTGTTCTTTAAAAATCCGAATTTTAAAACTGAGGTTGAACAAGTAATTGATAAAGTAGATTTCACAAAGATTTTTAGTAAGGTAAAAAAATTAGAATATACACCAAACTACATTACTCCTTTATGTTTATTTGATAAACTTGTTTTTACAGATGTACATAATGGAATGGATGCAAGCGATAAAGGTAGGTCATTATATGATTTAAAGTGGAATAAAGAGATAGTTTTAGAACGTTTAAACACAATGATCCAATTCACTTTGGATAACCGTAAAAGTGATGTATTAGAGATATTAGATTTAGGAGATTTCTTTGATGGTCAAGATGGACAAACCACAAGGGGCGGTCATGGATTGCCTCAAAATATGTCTAACCAAGAATGTTTCGATTTAGGAATGGAATTTTATTTGACATTAGTACATTGCATGGCTACCAATTACAGAAAGGTTAAAATAAGAATAATTACAAACGATAACCATTCAGGAGATATGTCTTATTTTCTTGCTTCAGCTATTAAAACTTATTGTGGAATTGCTTATGATAATGTTGATATAATTATACAAAAGAAATTTATTGACTATGAGATTATAGGCAAAAGATGTTTTGTAACTACTCACGGAAAAGATACTCACAATATGAAGTTCGGGTTTAAACCGAAATTAGATGCTAACCAAGAAAAAAAGATAATCGGTTATTTAAACGCAAACGATTTATTAAATAAAGGATATGAGATTATATTCGAAAAAGGAGATTCACACCAATATTTGTTTGATAATTCAACTTCTGACTTATTCAGTTACTTAAATTATCCTGCATTTAGTCCATCTTCTAACTGGGTTGCTACTAATTTTCAAAAGGGTAAAAGCGGATTTATACATTATAATTATTTTGAAGGTAGAAAATCGTTAAACGAATACATTTTTTAGTATATTAGCACACAAATCTACCCCTAATACGAGCAGATTTTCAGCCACTACATTGATTTGTTAGTGGCTTTTTTACGTATAAATACTTAGTTCTTTCTACGTAGTTTTACTTAGTTGTGCAAATAATTGTGAAAAAAAATGTTCAGAAACTTGTTTATATAAAATACGTTCGTATCTTTGTGAGGTCAATAAGGCAGTAAACAAAAAATAAAAGTTATGAAAAAACACACAATTGATTTAGAAGCATTAATAGAATTTCAAAGTGCATCTAAAAAACTATTTGCAAGCTCTACGGTAGCAAACAAACAACTTTATTGTACTTTAAGAGGTAGTTATGAGGTTTGGCATAACTACGAAAGAGTACTTGAAACTATGCAACCATTTGAAGCTACTGAAAAATATAATTCACTTTAATTTTATAATCATGACAACATCAAAACAAATCGTTCGAACAATTGCAGATATGGCAAATGATAACGAACAAATGACTAAAAGCATTCTAGGTAAATTCGTAGTTGAGGAATGCGTTAAACTAAGTGAAAAGCCGTTTATATTCAAAGAAGTTAAACCGCTAATTGATTCGTGTAGTTATTTGGTAAAACAGATTGAAGATTGCACGGATGGAATTGAAGCACTTGAAAACAAATTAACTACAATGAAAAGTTTAAATGATGAAGGTTTTGTATTTCCATACGAGCCTAAAGATTTCGACAAAGTGCAAGAAAGCCTAGAAGCTACAATTAGACAAAAAGAGTTATTCACAAAACAGCTTATTGAAGCTATTGAAAAGATTTGAGGTTATGGAATTTAAAGGAACAAAAGGGAAGTGGTCTTATGAGGTAACTAAAAAAGGTCACTGTAGGTTAAGTGGTAATGATTGGAGTAACTTCTGTAAAGTTTACACAATAACAAGCGGAGCAGATTGGAAAAAAGTTACACAAGCCAACGCACAACTTATTTCATGTGCGCCTGAGATGTTGGAGATGTTACAGTATTTTGTTAAAGAAAATATGTTGTCTATTACTGGTGAAGAAATGGCTATCGAACTAATCAAAAAAGCGACTGAGATATGAAAGCAATAACTAAATGGCTAAACAAAGACACTAAGCCACAAACTAAAGAAAACGTTTACATTCCTAAAATTAAAATTCAATCAACAGTTAATGAAGGTGAAGGAATGACATTTAACGAAAAAGCAGAACATATTTTTAAACAGATAAAAGCGATTCAATGACCAAAGAAACACTTGAAGAAGCATCTAGAAAATATGCTACTAATAATTCTACTGAGCCAATTAGTTTTGATGAATGCGCTTATGTTGATTTTAAAGAAGGTGCTAAATGGCAAGCTAAAATAAGTTATAGTGATGAAGAAGTTTTTATCATAATAGACAAAGCATTTCACATATACGCAAGTAGTCATAGGCATGATGCAAAAGAATGGTTTGAACAATTTAAAAAACAAAGACAATGAAACTAACAAAAGAAAACGTTTGCGTGTTTATTGAGAATGAAGAGCAACTAGAGGAAGCAAGAGAGATGCTTTAGAAGTATGGTGAAAAAATAATTAATGACATTGATTTGTTTATTTTCCATGTAAAATGCAGATTAAAAATAGATAAGTATGGTAATTGGTGGACAGGATTGTTTGCAGATAGAGAACAAATCACCCTCCAACAACTAGAAGAAATTTTAAAACAATCGAAATGACAAAAGAAATGAAACACCAAATGGATTTAACACTAGCACTTATGTTACAAATGCAAAGTGTTATCCATACAATCGACCAACTTAGCAACACATTAATTTACAAGCGAGAATTTAAAATGCGTTGTGAAAACTTTTATTCATTCATTGAAAAAGAAGTAGAAAAAACAACCGAGAATTTAGATAGTGAGCAATCTCAAAACTACATTGATATTGTAAAACGAATTGACGATTTAGTAAAAGAAATTAGAATTAACGAAGATGAAGAATAATGAACATGAAGTAGATTTCGAAGCGGTTATAAAACTGATTGAAGAAATGGATTTAAAATCTAAATGCAGACTTAGAGAAAAAGTATATGGTAGATTTATTTTGTATAAATATCTACGCAATTATAATCTTTCACTTGAAAGAATAGGTAAGTTTTTTAATCGAGATCATACAACTGTATTGCATGGACTAAAACAATACAAATTACTATCTGAATTCAGATTTAAACATGAGGATTTTGATGTTGTTAAAAGCTATATTTGCGAAAAATTAGGAATAAGTAATAGATTGGTATTAGTTCAAACATTAAAAGAACGTGTATTAGCTTGTGAGGATTTTCACCAAATGCGATTACTTCAGGAAGAACTTAAAAAAACGATGGAAGTAGCTTAAATTTTCCTATCTTAGCCGTATCATAATTATTTTTTGTTTACGGTTAGGTAAAAAATAGGGGTTAAATGCTAGTTTTTCCCCTTTTTTAATTAGATTTATACAAACAAAAAAAATATGATTATGATACCAAACCCACACTTTGAAAGAAAAGTAGAAATTACACAAGAAGAAAGAGATTCTTTAATGTATTTCAACACAGAAAGATTTTGGCATTGTTGGTACAATGTGAACACTGGAGTTCTTTACAATGAATACTGCATAAGAATCATGGATGATGCTACTGAATATTTGATACAAAAAGGTCTTTTATCTAAGGATAGAGAGCAAATTAAAATAATTGAACCATGAACCACCCCGAATACAATTTACAAAAATCAATTTGCGCTTATTTAAACGCTCAATATCCGAACGTGTTATATCTTAGCACAGGAACAAGTTTAAAGCTAACACAAAGCCAAGCAGGACGAAATAAAGCAATTCAAAAAGATGGCTTCAAATGTCCTGACTTGCTTGTATTATTTCCGAATTATTACTACGATGGTTTAGCTATTGAATTGAAAGTTAAAAGTCCATTTAAAAAAGATGGTACTTTACTTAAAAACGAACATTTAGAAGGACAACAAAAGGCAATTGATGAACTAAACAAGCTAGGATATTACGCTACGTTTGGAATTGGTTTTGAACATTGTAAACAGATTATTGATGAGTATTTAAGTAATGTGTTAAGATAGATATGGAATGTTACAAACTAATAATTCAGAAAAACAGTCGATTTGTTAACTATACTTTTTCAGCAAAGGATGAAGATGATAAAAATGCTAAATTAAAAGCATGGAAATCTGAAAATATTACTCCATACGATAAAGTTAAATTGCTATTTTTAGGAACATTGGAGCAACACGAAGAATTAATTTATAAACAAATTTGTTTAGATTGAAATAGTTTTTTATATTTGCAAAGGTTCGCTTCGACATTATAGAACTTTAAGGTATTAGTTATGCCCCTTTATGAATTAGTAGGTCGAAGCACTAAGGAATGAAGGGGTTTTTTAATTTATAAAATAACGGAATGTTATGAAATTTTTAGAAAAGGATTTAGAACAAATCATTATGAGTGCAAGTAACGAAATGTTACAACAAAGAGGTTTAGGAATTCACGGGAAAAGAAAGAACCAAGTAAGAATTGGCAACTATGGGATTGCTGATATTATTGAATTTCAAAGACCTTCGTGGGATGACGAAATGAAATTATACCATAAAGGTATTATAAATGTCATAGAGTTAAAGAAAGAAAATATATCTGTTAGTTCATTCTTTCAAGCTGTAAATTATTTACACGGTATCAAAAGATTTATTGAATTAAAAAAGCCACATCTACAATATTTGTTTAATTACAGGATAACTCTTATAGGCAAAAGTATTGATGTAAATTCTTCAATTTGTTATTTACCTGATATTATTGATTCTTCTACTGATTGCATTCACGAAGAAGATGAAAATAAGTTATCGATGGATATTTTTACTTATGACTATACATTAGACGGGCTTAAGTTTACATCTCAGTACGGTTATAAATTGAAAAATGAAGGGTTTTAATTATGGCAAATAGAGTATTAAGAGATTGGACATGTTCGGAAAAGATTAACGAACTATCAATAGAAGCTGAACAATTCTTTACAAGACTAATTATGAAAGCTGATGACTTCGGTAGATTTTACGGTTCTACAAAGTTGCTAAAGGCTCAATTATATCCGTTAAAAGATATTAATCTTAAGTCAATTGAAAAGTATAGAGATGAATGCGTAAAGTTTGGAATCATTCTTTTGTATCACAATGATGGAAAAGAGTATGTTGAAATTCAGGACTTTAACCAACGTTTGCGTATAATGAAAAGTAAATTTCCTGAGCCGTCTGCAACATGCGGTCAAATGGCTGACAGTTGTCTGACAGATGACGGCTTGAAACGAAACGAAGAAGAAACAGAAACGAAAGGAAAAGAAGATTCTTTAACGCCTGATGTCGTAGATAAAAAGAAACAAACTTTTGAAGAACAAGTAGAAGCATTTTTAGGTTGGTGGAATCAAATGATGCTTAAACGAAAAGGTAAGCTAGGCAGGTTTAATAAATTATCAAAACCCGATAGAAACAATTTTAAGGAAGTAAGGGCTTCGTATGAATTTACAGATTTTGCAATTGCTTTTAACAACATGTATAAAAATCAATGGGTTCATGAAACAGGTAATTTGACACCAACACATTTTTTGAGATTAGACAATTTCAACAGATACTTGAATCAGTCAAGCAGTTATACACCAGCTTCTAAAATTCTTGACCATGATTAAAAAACTATCAGAAGTAAAGACAGAATTAGAACACTTGCATACGGTAGGGATTGAACTTGGCAAAGATGTTGGATGGACTTGGGAACAATTTCCTTACACGGTAAAACTTGGTTCAACTACTTACATTGCAGGTGCGCCCGCTTCAGGAAAATCTGAATGGTGGTTTGAGATTCTAATAAACTTATCTTGTTTGCACGGATGGAAGCATGTTATTTATTCACCCGAAACAGGTTCACACGTTGATATTTACTCAGAGTTAATGCACAAATTTATCGGTAAGCCTTACATTAAAGGAACTTGGCAAATGAACGCAACTGAAAAACTAACAGCGGAAAAATTCATTGAAAAGCATTTCTTTGTATTTGACGACCAAAGCGAAATGAGTGCGCAAAAGTTCTACGATATGATTGATGAGTTTGAAAAAGAAAATGATATTCAGATTCACACAACAACAGCCGACCCTTGGAATGAACTTAAAAGCGATTTTAAACCTGAAGATTTAGGGCGTGAAGATTTGTATTTAAGTCGAGTGCTTGGAGTTGTTAGAAAGCATGCAAAACAAAATCAAAAACATCATTGCATAATTACACACGTTCGAGATCAAAAAATAGAAAAGGTTAAAGGAACGGATATGTATTATTACCCACCACCAACAGCGAGAGATTTAGCAGGTGGACAAACTTGGTTTAGAAAAGGTATGTCAATGATAATCTTTTGGAGACCGCCTTTAGGATTCGAAACAGGTGCAGGTGAAATTGCAGAAGATAACGAGGTGCATGTAAAGATTGCTAAGACAAAACCAAAAGGCACATCAAAGAATGGAACGTACAAATTTTATCTTAATCTTTCTGCATATCGTTATTACATGAAGGATTTTGCAGGTAATGAAATTTATTCAAATCGTGGTGAATACGATACAAAACCCGAAACGCATAAAAAAATTGAGTTTAACCACCAATTTAAACCACTTGAACCGAACAATGAATTTGATTTGACACCACAAAATGATGATACACCCTTTTAAATATTTACAAGATGGAGAAAGTAGAGTATTGGCAAACGTCATTTGATAGCAAAATAAACGATTCTGACGCGTTTTTAACTAATTTATGTCTAAAGTATTGCGAACAAAATAATAGTGCGTTAAACGTAAAGAAAGCGGTTAATTTTTCTAATAATGTTTACAACGTTTTGACATTGATAAAACAGTTTCGGTCAATTATGTATAAAGCTGAAATTGATTGCGGTGTTTTGCTTAGTGAAAAGAATCAGTTAAAAGAACGTTTAAGGCAGTTTGAAAGTGAAGATGAAGCAATGAATAAAGAAAGTCTTAAACATGTTTCAAATGATGCCTTAAAACAACTAGAAGAAGATTATAATAAGAAGTTGATTGAGTTTAAAGATAAATATCAAATTCAAATCCAACAGTTAGAAATGGAAAATGATCAATTAATAAAACAACTAATTAAAATTAATAGACAATGAAAACAAGTGATAATATTTTATGCTCAGTTTCAGCGGGATATACTTCTGTAATGATGGCAATTAAAATGAAAGAATGGTATCCAAATTGTAATATTGTAAATGTAATGGCTAACACTTCAAAAGAAGACATTAGAAGCCTTGAATTTATGAATGAATGCGACAAGTATTTTGGGTTAAATTTAGTATGGTTAGAAGCTAAGTTTAATGAGAAAGGGAAAGGAACAGATTTTAGAGTGACTACATTTGAAGAATTATGTACCAATGGAGATTTATTTGAACAAGGAATTAAAAAGTATGGTATTCCTAGTGTTGCTAATAAATGGTGTAATAGAGAGTTGAAGATTATACCAATGCAAAAATACGCAAATCATTTATTTGGCGCTAATAATTGGAGTACAGCAGTTGGAATTAGAATTGATGAAATAGATCGCATTTCAGATAGTTATAAAACAAATAATATTTTTTACCCACCATTTGAAAATAAAATTAGTCAACGTGAAAGGAATATGTTTTGGAAAGACCAGCCTATTCAATTGAAATTAAAAGCATATGAAGGTAATTGTGATATATGTTTTGAAAAGTCAAACCGTAAAAAAATGACAATTGCAGTTGAATATCCTGAAAAATTAATATGGTGGAATGAAATGGAAGAAAAATATTCTTTAATTGAATTAGAAGGCAAGGATAATTACAATGCGTTTGTAAATTCAGGTGGTGCTTTTTTTGGTAGAAAAAATAAATCTATTAAAGAATTAATTGAAGACACTAAAAAACAATTTAGTAAGGCGACAGATGAATATGTTTATGAAAACGATTTGTTTGATTTTGAATCAGAATGTGGCAGATCGTGCAGTATTGATTATTAATTTAAAAAATAATTTCACTTCAATTGCAATTTAATTAAAATAAATACTTATCTTTGCTTCAAGAAACAAAAAACAAATAATTATGGATAAAATTCACAATGTCGATTGCATGAAATTTAGAAAAGCTACACACATAGCAGGTGTAGATGTTGAAGCAATCATTGCAGAAAAAGGAAAATGTATAGTAACGATTAAAGATGCGTACTATTCAAAAGGTGTTGATGTATCGGGTAATAAAACAGATGGTTACTTTTTAGAGTTTACCGAAGATATTAAGCCGATGGTAGTAAATTCAGGCAATCGTAAAGTTATCGCTTCGTTATGTAAGCAAACAAAACAATTAACACCTATCGAAAGTAGAAACATTGCTAATTGGGTTGGTATGCAGATTGAACTTACATTTGATGCAACTGTTAAAATGATGGGTCAAGTAGTAGGTGGTATCAAAGTAAAACAGCAAGCAGTAGTAGTTGAAAAGAAAACGCTAAACGAAACACAGTTTGCCAAAGCATTACAATCAATTACAGATGGTAACTATACTCGCAAAGAATTAGAAGAGAATTTTGTATTGACACAGCAACAAATTGAAAGGTTATGAGAGTTAGATATATAGTGCCTGCAGACGGTTTTGATAATGCACGCTCAAACAGACAGTTTATAATTGGTAATATTTATGAAGTTGAGAAATTAGACGTTAACGGCGATGTTTGGTGTAAAGGTAGTGATGGTAGAACATGGTGTTTATTTAAACGAGAAGTAGAACTAATTGAAGACCAACCAACCGACCAACACTACAACAACACAAACGGAAGCCTTTATAAGTTCGCACAAGACCATGAGTTGAATGCTTGGGAGTTCGATATTATTAAACGAATTACAAGATGTCGCAAAAAGGGACAGTTCAAAGAAGATTTAGAAAAGACGAAAAGAGTTATTGATTTATATTTAAAAGAGTTTGAGTTATGACACCTAAAGAGAAGGCAGTTGAGTTATTTGATAAATACAATAGATTTGATTTTAACACTATTGTAAATAGCACTCAAAGAAATTACGCCAAACAATGCGCACTTATCGCAGTTGATGAGATTATCAATAGCGTAGATGAAGAACACGTTTCAGATATTTTTAATGAATTTTGGAATGAAGTTAAACAAGAAATACAAGCACTATGAAAATACACAACGTACTCCAAAGGTCTACCGAATGGCACTTACTCAAAAAAGGTGTAATCGGTGGAACATTAGCAAAAGGTTTATTTGTTAAATCAGATACTTTGCTGAATGATTTAATTAGTCAAATGATTGAAGATTTTGATGATGAGGAAGATGGTTATATTTCTTATGCAATGCAGGAGGGTATAGACAAAGAACCAATAGCACGTGAAGAACTAAGTCGTGAAGTATTTGTTAAGTTTAATGAAGTAGGATTTATTACACATGATACGATCAAAATTCTTGGTATTAGTCCTGATGGATTAAACGAAGACGGTACTATTCAATGCGAGATTAAATCACCAGCATCTAAAAAACACACTCAAACAATACGACAAGATGAAATACCTAGCGACAATATTCACCAAGTATTACACGCTTTCGTAGTTAATGAAAAGCTAGAAAAAAATATCTTTTGCTCGTATCGACCTGAAAATAATATTTGTCCATTGTGGTATAAGGTTGTAACTAGACAAACTGAAATTGATTTAGGTACAAAAGCTAAACCTAACATCAAAACAGTTCAAGAATGGGTTGATATTGCATTGATTGAAGCTGAGTTGTTAGATGCACAAGTCGATGCTGAGTTAAAAAGATTGGAAGAAAAGTATCGCTGTTAAATAAATTCTTATTATATTAGCAGAACAAAACAAAAAGATTATGAAAAAACAAGAAATAGAAGACCTTACAAGAACAGCTTTGGAGTTTATTGAAAAGTGTAATTACAACACGTTACAATCTGAAACAGATAATTCAATGACACATGAACACGCTAGCAATTACGATTACAACGCATTTTTAGACAACCTCAAAGAACTTAATAAAGCAGTCGAAACACAGCAAACATTCGACAATTTAACCAACTTACGAAATCAAGCGCATCACAAAATGAAACGTGCGCAACATAATGATTGGTTAATGGAATACGCACAATATCAAAGTGAAGTTGATTTATACGATAAACGAATTGAAATTTTAAAAAATAAGTGATATGACAACAGTTATTATTATAGCATTGTATTTCTTGAATATTCACATATCAAGATACTATAACATTAAATTAATTAGAATAGATAAAACTTATAGTGTTTATACTCTTATTTGGTTTATTCCTATTCTTGGATTTGTAAGTATTTTACTTACTTATTATTACGAACGAGTACAACAAATTGAATTTAAATAATATGAAAGTAGAAGTAAAAGAACAAGAAACATTCCAACCAATTACGCTAACAATTACGATTCAAAGTGAAGAAGAGCTATGTAATTTGTGGCATAGAATGAATGCTCAACATGATTTATTTAATGGTGACGCAAAAAGGTATCCACAACCAAGCGATTTGAAGTATAAATCAGACAGGAGTGGCAGTATTTTATGGGAAGAATTAAATGAGTTAGTAATTAATTATAAACTATTAACATGAAACAAGCATTTCAAATAAAAGTTAAGGACTTTGTAGAACGTACAGGATTAACTATTTCAGCAATTTGTAAAGAGGTTAATTACTCGCAAAATTCAAAGGTTCGAAAGTATGTGTATGATGATAATTTCAATAAAGATTTGGAATTGAAAACGATTGAAAGAATTACTAATTTTATTGATAACTACAGATTATGACACTAGCAATTATTATTTTAGCTTACGTAGTCAATGTGTTTATAGCACGTTACATTAATATGATTAACTACAAATTATGGCGACAAGTTGTAACAATAAGTACTTGGACATGGTTTATTCCAATTATAGGAATAGTAGTTGAAATCATAGACCTTCAAGACACTAAAACACGTTTAGGAAGATTAGGCGAACTACCAAGTAATAAAAATTGGTTTAACGGTAAAAACTGGTAATTATGAACAACAGAAACGAACACGACAAACAATGGTACTTAACAACGTTTTTAGATGCAATTAAATTTGGATTCTATTTGGTTGTAGTTGGTTTAATAGTTATGACTATCTATTTTAAACAATGCGAAGAACCGAAAAAACAAGTGCCTAAAGTTGTAGAATATGAATGTCCGATTGTTGCGGATACTGTGAATAATGACTTTGCTAAGGATTCAACTATCGGATGGGAAAAGCGGTTAGTTTATGAACAGATGTTAAACGATATTGATAGATGAATATAACGAACGTAAAAACAAAAGATAGCGAGCCTTGTTTTAAAGTGGAATACAAAGGTAAATCTTCATACTATAAATTTTGTTCTTATCCTCAAATTGGCTATGAATCATATATAGCTAATGATATTGAAAGAAGATATAAAAGCAAAACTTATCCGTATGATAATTAATTTTTCTTATATTTGCTTCAATGGATAAATTCTATTTGATAGCGAAAAGTATAGCAGGTGAATTAGGCAATGACTTAGTTCACCATACTTTTTTACTGATGCCTGATATTGATTTAGAAATTAATGCAGGTTATTTTGTAAACGCTATGAAATTACAATATTATTCAAAACGATCTAGTTTCAACAAAAACTTTCGACCTGATTATTCACCATTGAATTTTGATTTAACCGATACAATAGAAGACGAATCAATAAAATACGATGCTAATTTGTTGCATAAGATATTTTTAGAATTAGAGATTGATGGGCTAGGCTATGAAGTTGGAATATACAAAGAAGCTATTTTAGTAAGCAATAAAACAAAGGTAGCTAAACGATTAAAAAAGTCGGTATGTCAAACGATTTCACCGATTTGTAAACAGATTAATAACGAAATACGTAAACGATATGAAATACTTAATACATGAATACTACCAGCTTGTTTTAATTGGTTGGTTTGTATCTTACATTTTGCACCAAGAATTAAACTTACCTTATTTGACTAGAAGGTTGTTTAAAATGAGTATGACTAAATATGTTAAACTTATTGATTGTTACCCTTGTGTATCATTTTGGATAACACTTGGTTTAACTTGGTCGCCACTTGCAAGTATTGGAGTGTATTTGATTGCAGTATTAATTGATAGATTGAGAAAATGAAAATAAGTAAAGAAGCAAACGATTCATTGAATGTGATTCGACCTAAAGTAATGCGTAAAGCTATTGATATTGACGAAAAGGAATTTCTGCATTTGGATTTAGTTCACCGTGAAATTACAAAGCTATCAACAGGTAAAGCAATCGGAGTTAGTAAAGGTTGTTCAAGTTGTATTAATAACGCTGTAAATATTCTGTATAATTTTGTGATGTTTCACGAAGAAAAGCACGAAGCAACAGAAGTAAGTAAGCCGAATATTGAGGTGGTTACAGTTACACAAGATAGATTGACTGAGTTAAAAAACACTTGTGATAGTTACGGTATTAAATACCACCACAAAGCAGGTGAAAAGAAATTGATTGAATTAATTGAAGAGTATCATGGCAAAGCATAAATACATAGAAACGCCTGAGAAACTATTTGAGTTATTCGAAGCGTATAGAAAAGAAGTAAAGTCTACACCTAGAACGAATCATGTATTTGTTGGTAAGGATGGAATGGATGCACGGCAAGAACTAGAACGACCTTTAACACTTGAAGGATTCCAAAACTATTGTGAGGATAATATTTGTTGTGTGAATCAGTATTTCGATAATCAAGATAAACGATATGACGATTATATTACTATCTGTTCACGTATAAGAAGAATCATTCGTCAAGACCAAATCGAAGGCGGTTTAGTTGGTCAATACAATCCAAGTATTACACAGCGATTAAACAACTTAAAAGAACAAACAGAAACAACTATAATAGAACAACCGTTATTTGGTAGCGAAGATTAATGTTTAAGTACACAACCGCAATAAAAAAAATTCGAGCCTTAAAGAGATTTATCAAAGGCGTTCAAGGTGGAACAAGTGCAGGAAAAACATTTGGCATCCTACCTATCGAAATTGATTATTGTACAAGGCATCCACTTACAGAAACTTCAATTGTAGCTGAATCAGTACCGCATTTAAAGCGTGGTGCAATGAAGGACTTTAAGAAGATAATGAAAGAAACAAATCGTTGGGTTGATTCAAGATGGAATGCTACGGATTTTAAATATACTTTTGCAAACGGATCGTACATTGAATTTTTTAGTGCAGACAATGATTCAAAATTAAGAGGTGCAAGGCGTGATAGGCTTTATATGAATGAAGCTAACAACATGACATTTCACGCTTATACTGAATTAGCATCAAGAACAAAACAAAGCGTTATACTCGATTGGAATCCAACGAATGAATTTTGGTTTCATACTGAGTTGATGAATGATAACGATGTGGACTTTCTCATAATCAACTACCAAGATAATGAAGCCTGTCCAGAATCAGCATTGAACTTTATTCTTAAAGCAAAAGAGAAAGCTGAAAACTCAGACTTTTGGCGTAATTGGTATAACGTTTATGGGCTTGGGTTGATTGGTAACCTTGATGGGGTTGTGTTTAACAATTGGAAACAAGTCGATGGTATTCCATCAAATGCAAAACTACTCGGTTACGGTATGGACTTTGGATATACAAACGACCCTACAACATTAACTGCAATCTATGAACTAGATAATGAATACTACTTTGATGAATTGATATATCGAACAGGACTAACAAACCAAGATATTGCAAAGCTATGTAAAGAAGTGGGAGTTACTAGTGAATATATCTATGCTGATTCAGCAGAACCAAAATCAATTCAGGAATTAAAGAACGCGGGCATCAAGATTACAGGTGCGGAAAAGGGAGCAGATTCTGTTATGTATGGAATACAAAGAATGCAGGAGAAACCGTTTAATGTAACCAAGCGAAGTACAAATCTTATCAAAGAATTACGTTCTTATACGTGGGCTAAAGACAAAGCAGGTCAAACGCTTAATAAACCGATTGATGCGTTTAATCACTCGATTGATGGTATTAGATACTTCTTTACCACAACTAAGAAATACACAGGTAAATACTTCGCATCATGAGGTTACTTGTTTACATATTACTTTTATTAATATCTTTGTTTATTTGGTATGCGATATTTATAAGTTTTACTTAACTTTATTTTATGGAAGAAATTTGGAAAGACGTTGTAGGATATGAAGGTATTTACAAGGTATCAAATATTGGTAACGTGATAAGTTTACCTAGAGTTTGGGAAAGCGCAAACGGTTCTATTCGTTCACATAGTGGTAAAGAGATTAGTTCAAAAGGAAGAGGTAGATATCCTAGAGTTATCCTATGTAAAGATGGTATAATAAAACATAGAAGCGTTCATCAATTAGTAGCTGAATCATTTTTAGGTTATGATAAATCTTCAGGTTTAATTATAGACCACATTAACAACATATCAACTGACAATAGAGTTGAGAATTTACAAATTATAACCACAAGACACAATCTTGTTAAGGATAAAAAGAAAAAATCAACATTACCAACAGGAGTTACAAAATTACCAAGCGGACGATTTAGAGCGTGTTGCAGAATGGCAGGTAAGAAAATACAACTAGGAATATTTAATTGTCCTACACTAGCTCCATTTTCATATATAAACGCTACAAGATGAGGTATCTGAATTTAGCCGTTGATGATTTTGCAAACATGAGTCACGAAAATGCAAATGCGTTACGTTCAATTGGCGTGCATTGTAAAGACTATTCTATTAACAAACACGTGTTCAACTATGCAACACAATCACTTCCAATTAGACCGCATGACATAAAACATATTGTAGGCGGTTATGATTGTGTTCAGATATTTCATAGTGATGAAAGACTTTTAAAACACGTATTAGAGGGTAAGCCGAAACGAATTGTTATCTATCATTCAGGAACACGTTACAGGCAAAACCATGAAATGTATAACGAGTTATTCAAAGACTATAAACAACTGACTGACCAAACTGAGTTTATTCAATTGGGTAATATGAGTTACATTGCACCACATACCACATTGATAAGCCAACCTAAACGCCAAGATGGGAAACTAATAATCGGTCATTATCCTAGCAATCCATTTGTAAAAGGTACTGATGGTATTGAATACGTTTTAAATCAGTTTAAAGATGACTTTGAAATACGAATAGACCGCACTAAAGTAAGCCATGACCAACAACTTAAACGAATGAGTGAATGTCATGTTTACGTAGAACTATTTGCGCCTATGCAACAAGGCAAACCTTATGGTTGTTTTGGTGTAACAGCATTTGAAGCAAGTGGTTTAGGGTGTCATGTAGTTACTCAAAACTTAAACCCGAAAGTATATGACGATGTTTACGGTGCGTGTTATTTCAGTTTAGCGAATGACCAAGAAAGTTTTTATCGTATCTTAGAGGACTTAAAACACGTGGACAGAAATATGTTATTAACTCCAGCAGGTTTTTATATTAATCACAATATCGAAAGCACAGGTTATAAAATTTTAGAATTGACGAAATGAGAATACCGAGAAAGAAAAAGAAAGCGTATAAAAAACTATGGTTTAAACGTACAGGTATTAAACGGTATGTCATCAAATCAAGTATTGAAAGATATGGTTGTATGACTAGATTAAAATACGATACTATATGAAAGTAAACAAACAAACATGGATAAACGCTACAAAGAATTTAAACAAGCGTAGAAAGTCGGCAGGTCATTCAGATGATAATAGAGCCTTAGATAGCGTTATTCGAGATTACAGAACGCATTTAAGAAAGTGCGGTGTAGGTAATTCAGTACTCGATGTTGGTTGTGGTAGTATGTTTCTTAAATCTTGTTTGGATGAGGGAGTTGAATATTTCGGTATTGACGCTTTTCCTATACATGAAGATGCTATTAAAGTAGCGATTGAAGATTATACTAATTTTGAATTTGATTTCGACACCGTTTGCGCATTTGCAGTACTAGATAATTGTAGAAATTTTGATAAGGCGTGTGAGAATATGAAACGTATTGCACGAAAAAACATTATCATTCTAACAGGTATAGGCATTGAAGTTGACCAATACCATACTTTCAAACTAGAACACGAACACTTTGATAAGGCGTTTAGTGATTGGAATTGTACACATAAAGAAGAGTTAACCCCTAAAGTATTTTTGTTATGTTACGAACCAAAGTAAGCGTAATTATTCCATATTCAAAAGATAGGGGTTATTTAAACCAAGCAATAGAATCAATAAAGAATCAAAACTTTGGTGGTGATATTGAAATCATTTTAAGTAAGTCAGATAAATCGGTTTCATATAATTTGAATGAAGGTATTAAAACTGCAACAGGTGAATTTGTAAAGTACTTATGCGATGATGATATGTTAACGCCTAATTCACTTGCTGACTCAGTTGAAGCGATACAGGGTTTCGATTTCGTTCATGGTAAAGCAATTAATTTCTTTGAGAATGGTGTACGTAATATTTATGTGCCACGTGTTCCATTTCCTGACTTAAAACAAATGAAGCATCAAAATATAATTCATGGTGGTTCGCTTATGTATAGACGAGATGTGTTTGAACGTTTCAATGTTTGGTTTGATGAATCGTTGACGTGCGCTGAAGAATACGATCTAAATATGCACTTACTTTCAAAAGGTGCTAAACTTGGTTATTGCCCTTCAACATTATATTTATACCGTAGACATTCAGAGCAAAAAAGTCTAGGTAAACAAGCGAATCAAAAAGAAAGAGCAATTAAAATAAAAGCAATTCAAGACAGATATGGAAATTAAACTACCAAAGACGTATAAAGATTTACGCATTAAGCATTTAAAGCCTATTCAAACGGATAAGTATTTCGGTCAAATGGACTTGAATTTAATGGTTGAGTTTATAGCAGACTTTACAGGAATCAAGAAAGCTAAGTTAATGAGTATTGACGTGAAAGATATTACAAACTTATCGAATCACATTGCTACATTATACGCTTCAATGCCTGTTGTAAAACACCCACCGAAAGAAATTACTTTGAACGGCAAAACGTATGAACTAGTAAACCCTGAAAAGATAGGTGTAGGTTGGCATATTGATTGGTCGAATGGTGATATTGAAAGCGACCCCGTAAGAATGGCTTGTTTGATGTACTATCCAAAAGGTGCAATCTATGGTGAAGTAGATGCTTATGATAATTTAATAAACCCTATTAAAGACCGCTACAAAGAATTTGAAAATCATTTACCACTATCAACATTTTTAGAAGCGTCCAATTTTTTTTTGCAACGCTTCGTAACATCAACGAAGCGATACACGGAAAAGGAGATACTAATAACCCAAGCGAGAAAGTTAAACCCTTTCAATGGGAAGAAGTAATAGACGATGTAAGCAAGGAATTTAACATGACATGGCATGAGGTAACTAGAATGAATATCTTTGCTTTTAATCATAAGTGTAAATACTTAGTTCATAAACGCAAAAAAGAGATTGCTAGTAAAAAGGGTCGTTAACGTTTGATTTTGTTATATTATAGTGATGGCAAGTGAAGTTGACATATTAAACGCCTTGAATCTAGGAACGTCTAAAGCGGTTGTAGAAGGGCAACCTAATTCACCGCTTGGACAGTTACTAACTACGCTTGCAAATGATGTTACAAAACAGCTAACCGATTCGATGGATAGCTATAATATCAGAGCAAGTAATAACTTAAGGCAGTCAATTAGACCAACTAAAGTAGAGGTTAGTGGTGATGTTGTTACAATAGGAATATACGCCCCTTTATATTGGAAGTATGTTAACTATGGTGTAAATGGTTTTGCAGTTAATCATGGCGCACCTAATTGGGGTAAGACAGGAGCAACACGTGAAGAGTTTAAAGAGTCAATAGGTGCGTGGCGTATGAATGTAGGTATTAACTTAAATTCATTTACCAACGATTCAGGCAAACCAATGTTTAGTAGTTACGACCAACTAGACAAAGGACTTATGTACATGGTAGCAAAGAACGGACAGAAACCAAGACCGTTCTACACCGATGTTGTGAATGATAAGTTAGTTAACTATCTTCGTAAACCAATAGAGAAATTATTTAAAAAAGCAATGACAGTAGTAATAGTTGACCCATGGCAGTAACATTCATTTCAACCCCACAAGATTGGTCGCCTTCTGACAATCCACTTACATTTGTATTCAGTTCTAATCAAACGGCAAATGCTAACTTTACATACAAAGTACAAACGTTTGTAGATGGTGTTCAAGTAGCAGAAGATACCGTATTTTTAGAGCGTTCAACACGTGCGCATTATGACGCTTCGAGTGTTGTTAAAGACTTTATACAAGTTCCAACACGTTCTACTACATTGTATAGTGAAGGTAACTACTCAAATGAAGTGTACATCAAGGTAATTGAGAACTACGGTACAACACCAATAGACCAGGCGAACGCATCAAGTACACCGATTAACGTATTTAAAGCGTGTTTAAGCGACAAAGCGTGGAAGAGTTACACAAGTAGTTCATACGTTGGTTTAAAGTATCTTACAAACGTACCAAGAAATGAGCGTATTTATCAAATGTTTGAGCAAGATTTTTACCTAAACATTATTACGGATGGAATACCGAATGAGTTATTAATAAACGTATTCGATTCGTCTGGCACTTTAATAGATTTCTACGCTGAAACACAGTCATTTTTAATTAGTCAAATCAATTTAAATACCGATTTACTAACAAGTGCAGGTATAACTTTAACAAACGCTTCATACTATACTGTAACGGTAGAGGGTAGTGAAATGCTGACTATCTATTTCTTAAATGATTATTGTTATTCACCTAATACGCTTCAATGGCTTAATGAGTTCGGTGCTTATGATTCATTTATATTTGAGCATAACCTAGAACAAAGTGGCGAAGTAAAAGAACAAACATACGGTAAACAGTT